AATGCCTGATGCAATATGTCCTGTATGTAAACAACCAGTAAAGACATATACAGTATTTACGCATCGTAAAAAATGGAAACAAATAAATGAAGTTTGTGTTCCATGTAAAGAAAAAGAAGATAAAGAACGCCTCGTTAAAATAGGAAAAGTAAAGGAGATAAATAAAAAATGAATATGTTAAAGTCTTTTATATTAAATTGTACAATATTTGTAGTTTCATTTTTTGTATCTGCTATGTTATCTCCGATAGTATTAGTTTCACTGGGGGTCACTATATATTAAAAAAGTTATAGTTAAAGTAGCCTTGACAATATTTTTATCATTGTTTATAATGATACCTCTAATAGGCATAATAAATGATTTAGGTTATTTAGAATACGTAACTTGGACAAGTGAAAGAAGTGCTCTTGGATTATTTTTATTACTTTGTCCTTTTACTTTTTTATTATTAAACATAAAGGAAATAAAATATGGGATTCACTCTCTCACAACGAAGCTTAGATAGACTTGAAGGTGTCAATGATGACATGGTACGAGTCGTTAAAAAAGCTATAGACGTAACGAAGATAGACTTTGGTGTTATCTGTGGTATGCGTACCATAGAGGAACAAAAAGCATTAGTGGACAAAGGAGCGTCACAGACCATGAAATCCAAGCACCTTGAAGGGTTGGCAGTGGACCTCATGGCATATGTTGGAGGGAGGGCTTCATGGGAGTTGAACCTATATGACGATATAGCGGATGCCATGAAGGAAGCTGCAAAGCTTGAAGACGTACCTATACGTTGGGGTGCAGCTTGGCATATAAATGATATAGCTGCATGTAACATGACTATGGAACAAGCTATGAATAGTTATATTGATTTGCGTAGAAGTGAAGGCAAACGACCCTTTATAGATGGTCCACACTTTGAATTAAGTAAAGCGTATTAATATGTGGATGACAATAGTAATGTTATGCGGTAATATGTACGCTAATTCATGTTTAGTTGTAACTAGTAAAAATATGAAAGATTATTATGCTACAAAAGAAGAGTGTTTTGAAGTAGCAGTAGAACGAGCAAACTTTGCTAGAGCTACACCACAAATATTTTATGCACTTCCAATGTGTCAAGAAATAATTATAGGAAAGGAAATTTAAATGGCAGTATTTGTACCAGTAATATATATGTTAGGTGGTATGGCTTTACGAGCTACAACTGCAGCGATAGCTAAACGAGTAGCAGCAGCAGGGGGTAAAAAGATAGCAGGAAAAACAACTAAAAAAATAGTTAACGCTACAAAAACTAACATAGACAAAGCTGTAAAAGCAGCAAAAGACGCACCTAAACGAGGCGGTAAAAATCCTAGAGATAGAAAAGGTAGATACACAGGGTACAAACCTCCTGTAACACAAGGAAGTAGAACAGTAGCGAAGAAACCATCTACGGCTGTAACTAGACCTTCTTCTACATCTGTAACTACAAAGCCGTCAGGAGGTGCTAGAAGACCTATGAAAGATGTTACACCTAAACCTAAACAGATAACTGGACCAAAAACTACTGCAAAGAAAAAAAGTAAAACAGGTTTAATTATAGGTATATTTGGTGCAGGTGCAGGTATAGGTACACTTTTAGGTGGAAGAGATGAGAAGCCTGTAGTTCCTACTAAAAAAACTATAGACATTACAGATTCTATTCCTCAAGAGCGCAAAAAAACTAAAACTAAAACTAAACCTAGTATGTCTTTTGGTGACGCATTTAAAAAAGCATACGATGGAGGAAAAGGTAGAGGTAAAACATTTACTCACGATGGTAAAAAATATATAGCTATAACTAAAGACGATTTAAATAGAATGGGGGGAAGTGGCTATACACTCAAAGATTACATTAAAGATTCTAAACGTACCCCTGGAAAGAAATACAAAAAATAAATGGCTAATGTTCTTAGTACGGCACGATATAAAAATGTAAAGTTAGATTTAACGACAACAAATGTTACGACGTTGTATACGTGTCCGTCTTTAATGACTACATTTGTATCTTCTATTCTTGTATCTGAAGACAGTGGAAATGCAGACGCAATAACTTTAACGCTTACAAATGGCAGTGACGTATTTAGTATCTATAAAGATAAAGCTGTATCTTCTAAAGGTACTATAGATTTAATTAGTAATGATATAATATTAACATCTGGTGATATATTAAAAGTAACAGCAGCTACTGCCAATAGACTCCATGTAATAGCATCTATAGTAGAAATACAAAAAGGTGGAGCAACATAACGGCAATGCAAAATTGACTGTAGTAACGAGTTCATAGACATGATATAACTACCTTTGTACGAACAACAAAGGAGGTGTACAATGTCAAGGTTTATGCGAAAAGTAAAAGTATGGTTTTGGAAAATGGAAAGAGCTAGGTCTAATAGACTTGCAGTACAGGAACTACAAAAATTTACAGATAAGGAGTTGCAGGATTTAGGTTTTGGACGCAGTGAGATATATGCAAAGGTACATGGTATAAAATAAAATGGCAAAAGACCCACGATTAGACAGAGCAGGTGTTACTGGTTATAATAAACCTAAAAGGCTTAATGACGGTAGTGGCAAGTCTCATATTGTTGTCGCTAAACAAGGTAATAAAATAAAAACTATACGCTTTGGTCAGTCGGGTGTAAGAACAAATCAAACTGCAGGACAACGTGAAGCATTTAAAAGTAGACACGCTAAAAACATAGCTAAAGGTCCAATGTCTGCAGCTTATTGGGCAAATAAAGTTAAATGGAGTCCAAGTAAAACAAAGTCTCCATCTAAAAAATGGGTAAAGGGTTCTTAAAATGGCAGCTACAAAACAGAAAGCTAAAGCTACAATTAAAAAAGTAGTAAAGGGTCTTAATAAGGCGAGTAAGACTCATGCAGGACAAGCAAAAGCTTTAAAAGCTATAAAATTAAATAAAGGTGGTAGCACAGTAAATAAAGCAGGCAACTATACGCAACCTACAATGCGTAAAAATTTATTTAATAGCATAAAAGCAGGTACTAAAGGAGGTAGTGCAGGTCAGTGGTCAGCGCGTAAAGCTCAGATGTTAGCTAAACAATACAAAGCCAAAGGCGGTGGCTATAAGTAATGGCATTAGCTAAATCTCAACAAAGTCTTAAAAACTGGACTAAACAAAAGTGGAGAACTAAAAGTGGTAAACCTTCTACGCAAGGTCCAAAAGCTACAGGAGAACGTTATCTTCCAAGTGCAGCTATTAAAAATCTTTCTTCTGCTGAATATGCTGCAACTACTAGAGCTAAAAGAAAAGCTAAAGCAAGCGGTAAACAACATGCTTCTCAACCTAAAAATATCGCTAAGAAAACTAAAAGGTTTAGAAAAATATGACAAAAAATCTAACTGATAAACAACAAATGTTTTTAAGTGTATTGTTTGACCAAGCTGCAGGAGATGTAGTTCAAGCAAAACGTCTAGCAGGATACTCTGACACGACTTCAACAACAGAAGTTATTCGTTCTATGAAAGATGAGATAGCAGACGCTACAAAAGAATATTTAGCTAGAGTTGCTCCTAAAGCAGCTTTTTCTATGGCTAATGTATTAAGTGACCCTACAGAATTAGGTGTAAAAGATAAAATGTTAGCAGCTAAAGATTTATTAGATAGAACAGGCTACGCTAAAACAGAAAAAATGGAAGTAACGGCTCAAAGTGGTTTATTTATACTTCCACCTAAACAAGAGGAAAGTAATGCCGAGTAGGAATTATCGAAAAGAATATGACAGTTATCATGCGTCTCCTACACAAAAAGCTAGAAGAGCCTCTAGAAATAGAGCAAGATATAAATTAGCTAAAACAGGTTTAGTTAAAAAAGGAGACGGAAAAGACGTAGACCATGTAAATATGAATCCTTTAAATAATAGCACTCGTAATTTAAAGATACTACCTAGTGTAAAAAATAAAAGAAAGCAACCACCAACAAAAGGTAGAAAAAAAAGAAGATGAGCTTGCTGTATGAAAGTATAGGTTATTGGGAATTACCTAAACCTGAAGAACAAAAGAAAATAAAATGGTTGCCTATACCTAGAGTATCTAAAACTGTACCTTTTGGTTACAAAGTAGACGAAGAAGACAGTAAAATACTTGTACCTATAGATGATGAGTTAGATGCGCTAGAACAAGCTAAAAAATACATAAAACAATATAGCTACAGAGAAGTTGCAAATTGGTTAAGTACAACAACAAAACGCAATATATCACATGAGGGTTTACGTAAAAGGATAACACATGAACGAAGTCGTAAGAAAGCAGCTTCAACAAAACGCAACTGGGCTAAAAGGTACGAAGAAGCGATTGCAACGGCGGAAAAAATCGAAAAAGAAAGAGTTGGTGCAAGAGAAGCCTATAGTTGAACAGCTACCTAGTTTACCTATAGAGCCTGTAGACCCTTATAATGGTCGTAAAGTTATTTTTGCCCCTAATAAAGGACCACAAACAGATTTTTTAGCTGCAGGAGAACGAGAGGTACTATATGGAGGCAGTGCAGGTGGCGGTAAATCTTATGCAATGCTTGCAGACCCTTTAAGGTATTTAACGCACCCTCAATTTTCTGGTTTATTAGTTCGTCATACTACTGAAGAATTACGTGAATTAGTTTGGAAGTCACAAGAATTATACCCTAAAGTTATTCCTAATATAAAGTGGTCTGAACGAAAAATGCAATGGATAGCTCCTAGTGGTGGTAGAATTTGGTTTTCGTATTTAGATAGAGAAGAAGACGTATTACGGTATCAAGGATTAGCATTTAATTGGATTGGGTTTGATGAACTTACACAGTGGGCTACCCCTTTTGCTTGGAATTATTTACGCTCTCGTTTGCGTACACCTGCTGCAGACTTACCTATATACATGAGGGCAACTACCAATCCTGGAGGTGCAGGACATCAATGGGTTAAAAAAATGTTTATAGACCCTGCTCCATATAATACAGCTTTTGACGCTACAGACATTGACACAGGAAACAAATTAGTGTATCCTAAAGGTCACAGTAAAGAAGGACAAACTTTATTTAAACGTAGGTTTATTCCTGCTAGACTTTTAGATAATCCTTACTTAGCTGAATCAGGTGATTATGAAACAATGCTTTTATCTCTACCTGAACATCAAAGAAGACAGTTACTAGAAGGAGATTGGGATGTTAATGAAGGTGCTGCATTTACAGAGTTTGACAGAAGTATACATGTTGTTGAACCATTTGGTATTCCCTCAACTTGGAAGAAATTTAGGGCTTGTGACTATGGGTACGGAAGCTACAGTGGCGTGGTTTGGTTTACTGTAAGTCCAGACGAACAACTAATAGTTTACAGAGAATTATACGTAAAAAAAGTATTAGCTACAGATTTAGCAGACATGATACTAGAGGCAGAAGAAGATGATGGAACTATTTCTTACGGTGTACTTGATAGTAGCTTGTGGCATAAACGTGGGGATACTGGTCCATCTTTGGCAGAACAAATGATACAAAAAGGGTGTCGATGGAGACCGTCCGATAGAAGTAAAGGAAGTAGAGTTGCAGGAAAAAATGAATTACACAGACGTTTGCAAATTGATGAATTTACAGAAGAACCTCGTCTTGTCTTCTTTAATAATTGCACAAATCTTATCTCTCAACTTCCTGCATTACCTCTTGACAAAAGAAACCCTGAAGATATAGATACTAATGCAGAAGACCACTTATATGATGCTTTACGATATGGCATTATGACTAGACCTAGAAGTAGTCTGTTTGACTATAATCCTATGACTACACGTACAGGATTTCAAGCAGCAGACCCTAATTTTGGATATTAAATATGGCAATAGAAGATGAAGTAATGTTTGATACGGATGAGGTTGTCTCCCTAGATGAAGAAGGTGATACTTTAATAGAATCAGATAATAAACTTATTAATTATATTACAAATAAATTTACTAGGGCTGAAGATGCTCGAAGTTCTGATGAAGAAAGATGGCTAAGAGCGTATAAAAATTATCGAGGGATTTATGGCAGTGATGTACAATTTACTGAAACAGAAAAATCTAGAGTATTTGTAAAAGTAACAAAAACTAAAACTTTAGCTGCCTACGGACAAATTATAGATGTATTATTTGGAACTACAAAATTTCCTTTGACAATAGACCCTACTACTTTACCAGATGGAGTAGCAGATTCAGTGCATATTAATGTAGACCCTAATGCAGAACAAGGAATGGAGCAACTAAAAAGTTCATTTGAAAAACAAACAAATACTTCTTATTTATTTGGACCAGATACAGAATTACAAGCAGGTGACACAGAAGATGATTTACAGAAAAGACTAGGGCCATTAAAGGATAAACTATCTTCTGTTTCAGATAAAGTAATTGAAGGTGCAGGAGGAACACAAAGTAGTGTATCTTTTCATCCTGCAATGATTGCAGCTAAAAAAATGGAAAAGAAGATACATGACCAATTAGAAGAGTCAGGAGCTAGTAAACAACTGCGGTCTTTATCATTTGAAATGGCACTTTTTGGTACAGGTATAATGAAAGGTCCATTTGCTGTAGATAAAGAGTACCCTAACTGGAATGAAAACGGTGAGTATGACCCTTTAATTAAAACTGTACCCTCTACAAGCCATGTATCTATTTGGAATTTTTATCCTGACCCTGATGCAGCTAATATGGATGAAGCTGAATTTGTTATAGAACGTCATAAAATGTCTAGGTCACAGTTACGTGCTTTAAAAACTAGACCTTTCTTTAATTCAAACGCTATTGATACTAGTATTGATATGGGTGAAAGTTACACTCGAAAATACTGGGAAGATGGCATGGAAGATAATAGTACTAATTATAAAGCAGAACGGTACGAAATATTAGAGTTTTGGGGATATGTTGATGTCGATATACTAAAAGAGAACGGGATTAACATACCAAAAGAATTAAAAAATTTAGACCAAGTAAACGTAAATGCATGGGTATGCAATAATCAAATTTTACGATTAGTATTAAATCCATTTAAACCTGTACGTATTCCTTACTATGCTGTTCCTTATGAATTAAACCCTTACAGTTTTTTTGGTGTAGGTATAGCTGAAAATATGGATGATACGCAGACATTAATGAATGGTTTTATGAGAATGGCTATTGACAATGCTGCGTTATCTGGTAATCTTATTATCGAAGTTGATGAAACTAATTTAGTTCCTGGGCAAGACATGAGTGTATACCCTGGGAAAATATTCAGAAGGCAAGGGGGAGCTCCAGGACAAGCATTATTTGGCACTAAGTTTCCGAATGTAGCTTCAGAAAATATGCAACTTTTTGACAAAGCTAGAGTGTTAGCTGATGAAAGTTCAGGGTTTCCTTCTTTTGCTCACGGTCAAACAGGTATACAAGGCGTAGGGCGAACAGCTTCAGGTATATCTATGCTTATGAACGCAGCTAACGGTTCGATTAGAAGTGTCGTTAAAAATGTAGATGATTACTTAGTTGGACCTTTAGGTAAAGCATTTTTTAGTTTTAACATGCAGTTTGATTTTGATGAAACTATAAAAGGTGACTTAGAAGTTAAAGCTCAAGGCACACAAAGTTTAATGGCTACAGAAGTACGTAGTCAAAGATTAATGCAATTCTTGCAAGTAGCGAGTAACCCAGTATTAGCTCCGTTTGCTAAAATGGATTACATTATACGAGAAATAGCAAAAGCTATGGACCTAGACCCTGATAAGATAACAAATAGTTTACAAGATGCTGCTATACAAGCAGAGATATTAAAACAATTCCAACAACAACAACCGCCACCACAAGCTCAACAGGAGGGGCAACCACAGACCCCTAC